CGCCGCCAAATGAGACGGTCATGCTGACAACTGAGCAGATCGACGAAATTCGCGATTCGTTCGCGGGCCTAGACGCCATCCCGTCTCGCGCGACAGTGCAGCGCATCGCCACGCTTGCATCCCCAATGCTCGCCGCCAGCGCTGCGCCTGCTGAGGGGCGGCAGTCATTTGAGGCGTGGGTAAAGCGGCGCGGCGGTGACGTGATGAAGCGAGACGGCGATTACATTTCTTCCATGACGCGCGAATGGTGGTCGGCTTGGACTGCCGCCCTCGCCACTGCCCCGACGATGAGCGACGCGGCGCGGGATACGAAACGTCTGGATTGGCTGATGTCGCAGGTTTGCTGCGATGACTTCGAAGACATATCGATTGAGTTGAATCTGACGCGAGAGCAGCACTACGCGGAGTTTCGACGCCAGATCGACTCTGCAATCGAACGCATCGACCGCGCTGCTGCGAAAGGGGGGAAGCGATGACTGACGTTGTGATCTACCAAGGCGACCGACGATACGTCGACGATGTTATCAGTGACCTTGAAAAACGCGTGGATGCGCTGGAGGGTGCCGTTACTGGGGGCGGTGCAAAGGGGGAAGCGATGAGTGAAGAATGGGAGACCGCATTTCGACAATGGCTGAACAATGGGCTCAGCGCTGGCGGATGTAATCGAGCAATGCGTACAGCTTGGCTCGCCGCGCTCGAATGGCAAGCCTCTCAATCCGTCGGGGCTAATGAAACGACGCTACGTGTGTTGCCGAGCCACGCCATCCGAAGGCATGAAGGTGTGACAATCTTCGGCGATCCCTCGCAAGTGCTTAAGGTAATGGCGGCGATTGAGTCTGCCGGTGCGACGGGGCAGCAGTTCCCATATCAGAAGACGTTCAATGCTATCGCTGCCGCAACGTCCATCCAGGGCGGCCATATTGCCGTATCGGTGGAGAAGTTCATCGAGGCGTTTGGAAGCGCCGCCCCCATCGGCGATAACGGGGCGAAGGCGTGCTACCAGTGCAAAGGGTGCGGCGACAATGATGCAGCGCCGGGGCATTGCGTTCGCTGCAACGGCACTGGAGTCGAACCCACTTCGCAGCCAGCCGAGAGCAAACGGGCTGAGTTGACGGACGATGAACTTGGACATCTGAGACTGATTGTCGCGTTTTGCGAGACGCTACGCTCTATCGAGAGAGGCTCCTATGCCGATGACGCTCTGCGCGCTCTGCGTCTATTTCTCGCTCGCGCGTCGGCTAAGGGGGAATGATGGCACTTTCAGACTACCGACTATGCGATGTATGCGATAGAAAGGCCTTCTACGACGCCGATCTTTCCTACGAGTCCCAACCTAGCGAATATCGCGACACGCCGCCCTTCCGTATTGCCGGTGCCGAACAAAACGACGATCCCGAAATGAATCACAAGTATGGGGCTCGTCTGGGCTATCTCGGCGATTGGGCGGTCATCTGCAAGGACTGCGCGAAGACCCACAGGACGCAAATCTTGAAAATCGAAGCCTCGAAGGAGGAATCGTGAGCATCGTCACGAACGAAGAGCTTGTCGACGTGACTGGCGGACTTCGCCAGGGCGCGGCTCAGGCTCGATGGGTTAAACGTCAGCTTGGATTCGAGCCGCCCATGAAAGCAGATGGGCATCCTCTTTTGACGTGGGAGCAAATCAACGCGCCCAAGCGCGAGCAGCGCAAGTCATCTATCAACTGGACGAAGGCAGCATGAAACGCCGAGACGGCCTCCTGCCGCGCATGGAGGCTCGCAAAACGAAGAAGGGATTCACCTACCGCTACCATCCTGTCGGGGGAAAGCCGATCAATCTCGGCAGCGACAAGACCGAGGCCGTGCGCAAGGTGCTGGACCTGACGGGCCAAGGCGACAACATTGGCACGATCGCTCGTCTTTGGGATCAATACCAGGAATCGATGTATTGGAAGCGCCTTGCGGACTCGACGCAGACCGATTACACGCAATGCTCCGTGCCCCTACTCAAGACGTTCGGCACCGCGCGCGCATCAGATATCGAGGCGCCCGACGTAGCCCGATATCTACGCGTCGAGCGCGCGGAGGCGCCAGTTCGCGCCAATCGAGAAATCGCCCTCCTGTCCAATCTGATCGGGCTCGCGATCGAGCGCGGCGAGGCGAAGCACAACCCTTGCCGCGAAGTGCGACGCAACGAGGAACGTCCGCGGACCGAGGCCGTCGATCCCATCGAGTTCATGAAATTCGCTGCCTGGGTGCCGAGCCTGGGCGGGCAGCGGGCCATCATCGGCATGGCAGCGGAATATGCTGCGCTCGCCGGCAACCGCAAGGCCGAATTCCTGGATCTGTCTTGGCCGCAGATCGATGCGGAACATGGCGTAATACGCGTCAAGCGAGCCAAGCAGCGCGGCAAGAAGCGCGGCGAGGTCATTGAACACATCGAAATCACCCCGGCGATTGCTGAACTGCTGGGGCGTCTGCGCGCGGCTCGCAAGAATGATTCCCTATACGTGTTTTCTAACCGCCACGGGACGCACTACACGGCAAATGGGTTCAAGGCCATGTGGGCAAGGCTCATAAAAGCGGCGATTGGCGCCAAGGTGGTTCAGGCGCGTTTCACGTTCCATGACCTGCGCGCCTACTATGTGACGCAGCATAAGGCCGAGCGCGGCGCGTTGCCCGATCTGCACGCCAATCCGGCGACGACGGCGAGGGTCTATGACCGGTCGAAGATCGTCAAGCGGAGGGGATTGTAGTTCCCCAGATGGGAACTTTTTGGGATTTTGCCCTGTTCGTAAACACAGGATGGCGTGCGCAGGCTATTGATTTTATTGGGGTGGCTGACGAGACTCGAACTCGCGACAACAGGAATCACAATCTTAGCCATCTATCCATGTAGAATAAGGTAAGACCAAAGAAAATGGGAACCAAAATGAAAAACCGGGGGTTGATTGTAAAGGCTTTTTCGGTGCTCGTTCCCGCGCTCCTATGCGGAAATGCGCACGCCGAGACCGATCTGTTGCTGATGGGCAAGTCCTGGCATTTCGGCCATGACGTGGCGCCGGGGCGCGCCGGCTACGACGTGAACCAGTACAACTGGGGCGGGGGATTGGAGTACCGCGGCGACACTTGGCACGGGCAATGGCTCGTGGGCGGGCTGACCTACCGCGACACGTTCCGCCAGCAGGCCTACACGGTGTACGGCGGCTATCAGTTCACGGTTCCGGTATCGACGAACGTCTCGATATTCGCGACGGTGCGCGCCGGGTACCTGAATGGCTCCGGCCACCACGGCCCGGGCGCCCTGCCGAGCGTGGGCATCACCTATCGGCGAGTGTCGCTGGAGGCGACGTACATTCCGCCAGCGGCCAAGGAGGGATATCACTGCATCGCCATATTCGGGCGGATCGCGTTCTAACGGCCATCTGGGATTACTGCATCGTCCCCAATGGTCGATGTGAGCGCGTTGTCGCAATGCCCACGGTTGACGCGATCGAGTAGGCCACATAGGATGCAGCCCCATTTGCGGCCAGCGTTGCGAGCCTTCGCCGCGCGCTCGCTGACCGTTTCATTGGGGCTGCCGCCGAACAGGGTGTTCGTGGCCTCGTCGAGCAGGACAAGCCAATTTAGTAGGTAGCGCCTGATCCTGCTCATTTCTGCGCTCCCGCGAGAATCTCGGTCTTCCGATCCGACCCAACGCTGGAGCCGAAATAATAGGCAATGATCGAGGCCCATGCCGTCCCGAGAGAGCCAAGCATAAGCATCAGCGCATCGTGGGCGGCCCTCGGGAGGTCGATAAACATCATCACGCCTAGCACGCCAAAAAACCCCGCCGTCACCGCAACTGCGAGGAATGGCGCCGTCCAGCTACGTGTGCTGATCTGCATCTGCCTCGCGCCTTGGCGGTCCTGCACGGTCAGCGCCGCGAGCGTCTCGGTATCCTTGAAGCCGGCCTCCGCCATGCGCGCTGCATAGTCCTGATCCGCCTTACGCATGGCCGCGAGTTGCTCGGGCGTCGCGCCGCTGATTGCTGCCGCGATTTGCCCCTGCCGATCATCGGTGGATGCCGTAGGGGACGGCGTAATCCCGAAGACGCTTTCGAGCGCCGCGACCGCACCGCCCGCCAGCGGGCCACCCAAAGCCGTTGCGATCGTCGGCGCGAGGCTTTTGACGACGCTCAATGCTGAATCCCATCCGCTCATGATTGGTCTCCTTGAAGGTTTGAGCCGAGAAGAAAGAGCGCGCGCTCTGCGGCTCTGCGTTTTACCAAACCGGGCAGCACAATGCCACCGGCCTTTATCCATTTAGGAAATTCCCCGGCTGCCGCAGTGACGTTGCCTGCATTGAGCAAGCTAAGCAGCGTAGAATTTTGCAAAGCAATATGGCCGAGGTTGTAAGCGAAATCCGAGAGCGCCGCTTTCTGCTCGTCTGTCAGCGAAACCGAGACGAGCCTGTCTACTGCGGCGCCGAAATTCGCCATGCGCTGCGCGAGTTCATCGTCTGCTTGCTGCTGCGTCCAGATCGTTCCCTTCTTTATCCCAGGCCCCGTGCAGCCGTATCCGATCGTCGGTATGGACCAGCCATGCGCTGGGTCTGGATACGCCTCAAGCTCGCATCCCTCGAATTGCTTGGCGAGGTCCATCGCCATATCAAGCCATCCCATCTCCGCCTCCATCGGTGAGCGCTTTCAGGATCAACTCGTCGCGATCGCGCCTTTCGCGGAGCATGGCCGCATGATCTGCCAGGATGTCTCGCTGCCCTTCTACGATCGCAAGCGTGGCCTGCCCAATGCGATAGATTTCTTCGACGGTATGCCGCTGCAATTCTTCCTGGCGGTTCTGCGAGATCATGACGATCGGCCCGGTGTAGGCCGCCTGAAACGAGAGCATCAGGTTCAGAAAGACGAAAGGGTATTCGTCCCAATGACCTGTAAACGCCGCAGTATTGAGGACAATCCATGCGACGAGCGCGGCCGACTGCCAGATGATGAAAGGCCAACTTCCCACCAGCCGCGCCGTGAAATCTGCGGCGCGCTGCCCGAGCGTGCTAGTGCCGTCCGCTGACATACATCAGCACCTCGAATACAGCCTCCAGTGCCACGAGAGCTATTACGAGCCATTCGAGAGCGCGCGCTTTGCGAACCTCCCGATCTCCCTCGATGATGTCGATGCGATTCGACAAATGGTCCAAGCGCTCGTCCGCGAGATCGAATCTCGCCTCTATCAGATCGTCATCCATGGCCGTGCATCAAATTGACAACGAGCCCTATCAGGGCGATCAAAAACATGCCAGCGCCGAATATGGCTGCATGTTTCCCGGGAACCGAACTCAAGGCATCGGTAAGCTGTTTGTCGAACTTCTGGCCCACGTCCTTTCGGAATTCCGCGATGTCGTCCTTTGTCGCGACGCGCGCGAGCGACTCTCGGAGGGATGAGATAGCCTCATTGTGCTGGGACACGACCCGATCGATACGCGCGATATCGTCGTCATG